TGGCCCCACACGTCGGCCAGCCGCGGGATCATCGCCGCCTCGTCGATCACCACGGTCGCGTAGCGTCGACCGCGGGCGGGATCGCCGGTGTCGGTCGACCAGCATTCGATCACGCCGCCGCCGTAGACCTGCAGCCGATGCTCCTGCTCGCTCTTGTCGGTGATGACCTCGGCCAGGATGGCCTTCAGCTCACGCCAGCACTCCTCCAGAAGTTTGTAGGTGGGGGCAAAATAGGCTGCCGGCCGTCGGTCGAGAGCACACTCGACGAGCAACTCCTGGGCGAGTTTGCTCTTCCCGGCGCGCCGGCCGAGGGCGGCCACGTTGAAGCGCCGTCGCTCAGCCTTGATCTGCGCCTGCGCTGGGTGCAGCCGCGCGAGCCTAATCGTGGCTTCGACCGTCGATGGCACCGTGATAGACCTGCTCAACGATGATGGGCTGCTCTTCGTGGCGGATCGTGATCACCACTTCCTGCTCGGTTGAGACCTGAACGGTTGCCTTATGACCGAGCACCTCGAGCACCCAGCGCGCCACCGCGAAGCGGATCGCCTCGCTTTCGCCGCGCTCGATGAGCTGCTCCATGGCACTAATGGCCGGATGCTCAAGCGCGCGCAGCCGATCCTCAGCCTTCTTCAGAGCCTGAGGCGAGCTGCCGCCGTGCATGCGACAGACGCTCTGGCCGTGCATCGACCAGCCATAGCACCGAACTCCGTTTCGGTTATTCGCCTTGCAACGCATGGGGTCGGGAGCCTTCATGGGGTCACGCCTGCGCCCCCGGCTCATGGCAGTACGGCTGGTCGGTCGGGAACCCCTTCGGGATCACCCGCCCGCAGCCCGGACAGATCCGTGCCGACGTCGGATGCCCGATCCCATTGGTTGACCCGTCTCCCCCCTTCGGCGGGTCCGAAGGGGGGGTAGGGGGGGATGTGTTGGTCCGGTTAAGGTCCGGTTGGTACGGTTGGTACGGTTGGTACGGTAACGACGCCGTCGTTGCGCCGTCTTCTGGATGTCCACCGGACAGTTGACTCGAGCGGTTTGACCCCGCCAGGCGCCAGGCACGCTTGCGGGCGGCGTCAGCCCGCCGCCATTCGATCAGGCGGCCGGTGTACTGCCGCCAGTCATGGATATGCCCGCCGTCCGGCAGCTCGTCCACAAAGCCCGCACGGACCAACGCCGACCAGAACCGCTCGGGCTTGCCACCATAGTGGCACGCGCGCGCCACGATCCCCTCGCTGCCTGGACGCAGCAAGCCGTCAGGCGCGTAGTCCACGCTCCACCACCACAGGAACATCAAGTAGCCCACCGCGGTCGGCACCGAGCACCCCAACTCGGCCGCCAGCCGCAGCGTTTTGGGATGCTGGCCGAGTGCCTGGTGCGACTCGATCCACGCCATCAACGGATCGGTCGAACCTTCCAATATGAGTCGCAATGCGCGATCAGATCCATGATCGCGGCGACCTCGTCACCGTCGCCGGGCTGGGCGGGCAGGACATCCTCGACGCCCGGATAGGTGCGAAACGCGCGCATGTTTCCGCGCGCTTGCGCCGGCTCGATATCCCGCTCGAGCACCACCAGCAGCACGCGCGGGGCTTGCTCGTTCACAACAGCTCTTCCTGCATCACCTTGGGATAACGCGCGTTCAGGTAGTCCTCGAGCGCCTCGCCCCAGTAGTCGAACTCTTCGCGTCGAGACTCGCACCCGCGGCCGCAACGGAAGCGCTCGCGCCCATGCACCGGGCACAACAAGTCTGATGGTCGGGGACTGCGGCGGACGTCCGGAGCCCGGCCCTGGTGCGCTGCTCTCGTGTGGTGCAGAGGCAGGGCTCCTTTCTCGAGATTGGCCTGGCTCCGGACGTCCACCGCGGCCACCATCAGACCAGCCCGAGTCGCACCCGCGCGCGCCCCGCGGATGGCGGCAAGTCCTCGAGCGCCTGCAGATGCGCGCCCAGACACGGCCAGCGCACGCCGCAGAGCTCGCAGATGAGCACGCCCGCGCGCGGGCCTGGCACCGCGCGATGCTCAGTCGTCTCGCTCGGGCTCATCGCGTTCACTCTTGGCGCGGCTCATGGTGTGCTTGTTGACCAGCGCGCGCAGGTCGCGGCCGCGGCTGATGATCTCGGCTTCAGAGGCATCGCTGCGCAGCACCCACGAGTTGGAGGTGACGACCTGGGCCGAGCGCGCCTCGGCGAGCAGCGTGCGGTACTCGCGCAGCAAGCGTTCCTGGCGACTGGGCTTCGCGTTCTCGCGATCATTGACCTCGCGTTCGCGTACGGGCACGAACTCGGGCTCGGGCTCGGGCTCAAGCACCTCGCCCGTATCGAGGTCAATTTCAATGCGCTTGGCACCCGCGATCGTCTCGATCTCGCTTTCGTCCAGGAAGCCGAGCCCGCACAGCGACAAGGTCACCCGGCGTTTGGCCTTCGTTTCGGCTTTCATCAGCGCATTGGCGAGTTCCTGGCCGCCCAGTCCCTTGATGTAGACCGCGCCGGTCGATGAGTCGGTGCGACCGGTCTTGTCGACGGCGTTGGCCGTCACCAGGTAGATATCGCCCTGAACGACCTTCTCGATACTTGTGATCGAAACACCGTTGACTTTTCGGAGTTGGTCGCCCGCCTTGCGCGTGGCGTACAGCACGGTCTTGCCGCTCAGTTCGAGGTACTCGAACGGCTGCGTGAGTGGATTCAGCCCGAGCGACGCGCAGACCGCGCCGTAGTACTTCACGCGCTCTTGCGGCGTGAGTTTGCTGATATCGCCCTTCTCGATGAGCGCCTGGTAGGCGGCCATCTCGACGGCCGGGGCCGGAATCAAGGCTTGGGTCATACGCGCGCCTCCCGTTGGGTCAGAATGTGCCCGTCAGGCGCGGGCAACCGTGGCTGTCTTCGGAGCCGGGCCCTGGCTCGTACACGTCGGAGCCGGCGAACTCGCACTGCTCGTAGCCGTCGTCATCGGCGCCACCACAGGCCGGGCAGATCGGCCCGTACAACTCCTGGCGTTCGGCCTCACGCTCGTCGCACGCGCACTGGTCGATCAGGTAATGGCAGCCGTCGCAGAGCACCGTCACGGCGCGACCTCCAGGTCTTCGAGCAGCATGTCCTCGGCGAGCGGCAAAGGGCCCGCCCACTGGCGCTGGAGCACCGAGACGCCCGTCCACAGGCAGGCGTCGCCGCGGCGCGCGCGGACCGACAGGCGCCCGCCGAACTCGAGCACGACCGCGAGCAGCGGCCGGCCCTGGCTCATGGGCCCGCGCCACCAGTACAAGCCCGCCTGATGTGGGGGCTGGCCGGTCCACGGCACGAAGATGGGCACGTCGTGGCGCGGGCGCCGCGGCGGCTCGAGCACGGCAGGCGGCACCGGCTCGGGCTGGGGCCGCGGCGCGGCCTCGCGCACGTCCAGCACGCTCGAGATCTCCTCCTCGAGCGGCGGCTCTTTGGATCGAGAAAACAGACCCATCAGGCCTCCATGCTGCGTTTGAGAGCGCGCGCGATGGCGCGCCCGAGCGGCAAGGGCACGCCATTGGCAACCGCCTTGAGCTTGGCGTCTTTGCGGAATGGCATGTGCTCGGTGAAATCGCGTGGTAACCCCTGCAACTCGCAGGCGTCCTCGAGCGAGTACACGTACTGCTTGCTGGTCTCGCCGCCGTGGCCGGCACTGTGAGTGCCGGCCACCAATGGCTTGGCTCTGAATCCGCCATTACCGTCCCGAACGAGTTTGATCGGGACAGGCGAAGTGGACGCCAGGACGGCATGACGTGCACTTCGCCCGCGCATCACTCCGCCGCCGTCGCTACTGGTGACCCCGGTCGCTGTGGCGGAATGCTCAAAAAGCGCCACGTCCCAGACCAGCGCGCGCCCGTCGGATGTGCCGAACGAGATGCGCCGTGTGCGGTGCTGCTCGGCACCGAGCACACCGTCATCGACAAACCAGCGGTTGTTCACCACCTGGTGCCGCACCTGATAGCCAGCAACGACCGGCTCGGGCGCGGCCGGCACGTTTTCCATCAGGAGCCACCGTGGTGCAGCCTCGGCGACGCAGCGCTCGAACTCGGGGATCAGGTTGCCGAACTTCGGCTCGTAGCCGTTGTGGCGGACCATGATCGCCAGACGGCTGAAGGCCTGGCACGGCGGCCCACCGATCACGCCGTCGAAGACCCCGGCGGGCGGATGGAATCGTCGAACATCGCCGCCCCAGAGCACATCGGGCCCGCGCACGACGCAGAAGCCTTCTTCTTCAAAGGCGCGATCGAGCAGGCCAATGCCAGGAAACAGCGACAACACCAGCACCTACCGACAGCTCCAATGTCGTGCGTAGCCTTGAGAAAGCAGCCAGACTGCGGCAGCAGTGTTCGCTTCGGGGTCCCAGTAGTCCCAGCCGGCGGCGGCCGTCGGCGTGAGCCAGAAGATCGAGCTCGGGCCCGGTCTGAACTGAAAGACACCGACTTCGCCGAGCGCGCCGCGCCGCCCGTTGTTGATGACGGCAATGCTGAAGTTGCCGGACTCGCAGCGCGCGATACGGACCGAATCACGCACCAGACGCGCGTACGGGTAGCTCTCGGAGGCGTAGCGCGCGGCGTAGTAGTCGATCCACGCCAGGACCTCGTCGGATGTGTAGAGTGCCTGCGCGTGCGCCGCGCGTGTGCAGATGAGGTTCGTGGCGAACGCCAGCCACAACAGCACGACCACGAACGCGAGCCTCACCAACGACCTCCCAGGAGCCACACAAGCCCGAGCAGCAGTAGTCCCCAGCACGCCGCGCCGAAGACGACCGCGACCGCCACGCTCCACGTCCACTGCACGCCCGGCCGCTGGCTCACTTGAGCACCAGCAGCAGGTTGACCAGGTCGTCGTAGAGCTGCCGAATCACGCGCCGCTGCTCGCATGTCAGCGGCGTTCCCTTGAGTAGCTCGAGCTGTTCGGTCAGCTCACGTGCGCTCGTGGTGATGCGTTCGCCCCAGTCGATGTCGCTCACGCGAGCACCTTGATGACCTGGTCGAGGTCGCGTGGCCGCCAGCAGACGGCGGTGATGCCCGGCACGGCGGCGAGCTGGGCCAGACATTCCCACTGCTCCGGTCGCGGCTCCTCGTGGTCGAGCTTCAATTCGGCGGCGATCGCCCGCCCGCGGCGAACCAGGAAGAGGTCCGGCCAACCAAGCCAGCCCGAACCGCGTGCATCGGTCAGGTACTGGACATGCCAGCCCATGAAGCGGGCGAGTCGAATGACCTGTGCCTGCCAGCGCTTCTCGGTCATCGGCCGGATCGGCGCGCGCAGTCGGATCCCCCTGGTCCGCCGCGGGATGCGCAGACCGTGCGCGCGGAAGAGCACGCTCACGTTGTCCATGACTGGCCGATCCTCAGAACGGTGGCCACGGCTCCTCCTCCTCGCTGTACCCGACCATGCCTTCGAGCAACCCCAGGATCTGGTGCAGTCGGCCGTCGATGCGGTTCGCGAGCGGCAGGATGTCGCCGAATCTGGTCAGCTCGCGCGTGATGGCGCGAGCGCCGGCGTTGTACATAGTCTCTGAGAGCAGGCCCACGTCGATCTCCCCGTGGTGCGCCTGGGCGAAGCGGTCGTAGGCGAGCTGCACCTCGGGCCGCATCTGAAACGGCGGCAGTGCGCGGGGCATGCTTGCGCCAGGTCCGTTTGGCGGCATGGCCTAGGCCACTCGACCGACAGGCTTGGCCGCCTCGGCGTCCGCGGCAGCCTCGAGCAGGATCGCGGCCTCGTCGCGCGGGGCGCGCCGCCGCTTCTGCGCGATGTCCTGGATCTTGTGCCACTTGCTGAGGCGGATCACCACCTGGAAGCGGAACAGCTCCTCGTCGGCGTCCGTAACGGCTTCCCGAGACATAGCTCGGCAGTGTGGACCCGCCGACGTGTGGCTAAACAGTGAAATCCGGGGCCAAATGTGGGGCCAAATGGCGCGCGCCGCCGGCCCGGCCGATTGACACGAGTAGTACACTTGTTGGTCCGTAGTGACACTTCAGACAAGCGCTAGAAGTCCTGTTCATCTAATGGCTCAGTACCCAACATCTAGGGACGTGTTGGTGCCTGGCCTCAAAGCGAAACGTGATGAGGTCGCACTGTCTCAAGATGATCTCGCCGAGCTGGCCGGGGTCGGGCGCGCCACCGTCGCCCGCGGCGAACGCGGCCTGAACATCCGCCGCCTGAGCGTGCGCAAGCTGGCCAAAGCGCTCAAGTGCACGCCCGCCGATCTGCAGCGCCCGCCATCGTGAGACGGCCGGCTACCGTACGATAGCCATACCACAGTGGCGCGCCGGCATGCCGGCAAACGTGCGCGAAGTCTTTACCTTTCCTTGAGGCAAGAGCTTCCGTTATCCTTCGCAAAGTTTTCCCAGGCAACTACCCCAGTGGATCCGATCCATTCGGAGACGCCGCGGGATGGGAAGGGGGGCCGATCGGGGAGGACCCTCAGCCCGCAGCAACTCCTTGCTGCTTTCGAGCGCCACGCAGCCGTGCACCATCGCACCACCAGGCGCCCGGCTACGAAGGAGTCGTTCTGCGCCGCGATCGGCCGCACCAAACCCACGCTGAAGGCCTACCTGGAGGCCTACGGCTTCGGCTGGCCGCTGATTCCCCCTGGTCGCCTGGTGGTGCTCAGCGAGGCCGAGCCGCCGTGCGAGCTGCTGTGGGTCTCGGCCTCGCTCTGCTCGGCCCTGCTCTATGCGCCCGAGGACCTGCTCGACAAGGCGTGGATGCTGGCCCTGCGGCCCTCAGCACCGCTCAACCCCGAGCGCAGCGAGCTGCTCCAGCAACTGCGCCGCGGCTGCGTCGAAGCCGTCGACCTGCGCGATACGCACTATGAGGCGAGCGACGGCCGCCGGCTGCCCGCCCACGCTCACTGCCGCTACGGCCCCGAAAGCGACACGTTCTACACCGTCATCGAGCCGCTGGGCGAGCTGCGCGCGCCGCCAGGCCAGGACCCTGACGTGCTGAACGTCCAGCCCGGCGTGCGCTGGATCATGGTCCCGGTGCGCGACGGCGCCTCGCGTCTGGTGCATCTGAACACCCGCGAGGACCTGCTCGAGTGGCTCGAGCGGCGGCGGAACCAGCCCGGACTCTTTGACCCACCATTTGACCCCTGATTAGGCTGTTTAGCCGCACGGCGCGCGGCCGAGACTGGTGGGCGATGTCTCTGCCCGAACGGGTGCAACGCGAAGTCCAGCACATCCTGGATCGCGAAGCTCAGCGGCTACTGCTCGAAGACCTCGAAGCTGATGCGATCAGCGCCCCGTCCCTTGCGCACGATCGCCGCCCGAAGCACCGCGCGAACCAACGCCCGCCGAGCCTCGAAGCTGAGTCGATCCCAGTCTCCGACGGCACTGTACCGCCGCGCCACCGTCGCCGCAGGGCGTAACCGCGCGACGGCGTCCTGCGCGGACGTGACGGCCGTCTGGAGGTCCTCGAGCCGGCGCCGCGCGGATGGCCGATCCTTGACGGGCGCCAGCACGTCGATGGCTGCATCGAGTTCGGCTTCGCAGTGCTCAAGGTGCCGCTCGGCCTCAGCCAGGCGCGCATCAGTGGATGCCGACCCGTACGAGTCCCGCAACTCTTGGCGCACCCGCGCGACGACGCGCTCTTCGGCGAGTGGGGCCGAGATCGATACACGTCCCGTGCAATCGGCTGGCATGCCGCACCGATAGAAGGGGAAGCGTTTGCCCTGCCCATTGGCGATCAGCGTGCAGGTCAGCGCCGACCCACAACCTCCGCAGCGCAGCACGCCCAGTCGGGCCAGCAATCGCGGCGTCGTCGTCCGTCGTCCGGCGGTTGCGCGCGCGCGTTCTGCCTGCTTCCACAGGCTGAGCTCAACGATCGGAGTGTGCGCTGTGAGATTGGCCAGCTTACCGAAGTGCAGTTCGCCGAGCACGATCCTCGACTCGAGCAGATCCTGCGTCCCGCGGTAGGTCCGCTTGATGCCCTTACTGGCCAGATAGTCGCGAATGGTCAGCAGGGGTTCGCCGCGCGCGCGCATCTCGAACGCTTTATGCACCACCGCTGCCTCAGCCTCGTGGACCTCAAGCCGCCCATCAGCCGCTCGACGATAGCCCGGCGGGATCTTCGGGAACGGCGGCACGCCGCGTTCCACGGCGAGTTTCTTCGGTGCGCTGGTCCGCTCAGCCGCCATACGTCGGTAATACTCGGCGAATGTGCCCAGCACGGTGGACGAAAGCCAGGCCGCCGGCGTATCGATACGCATCTCTCCCACGTCGGCCGTATAGACCGCGCCGCCCGCTTTCTGGACGCGCTCGAACAATTCGTATTGGACGCCCAGATTGCGCACGAGGCGATCGAAATAGGCCACCAGCAGCACCTGGGCCGTGCCGAGCTCGATCAACTCGAGTCCTCGTCGCAAGCCGCGGCGTCGCCGCAGCGGCAAGCCAGCCGAGACATCCAGCTCCTCGATCCACTCGATAACGTTCAGGCCGTTCGGCAGAGCGGCAGCGGTCATGCGCGCCTTCTGGTCCTGAGGCGAAAAGAAGTGGTCGGCTTCGCGATCGCCCACGCGCGAGACGCGAACGATGCCGATCGCAGGCCGGAGGGCCTCGGTGCTCAATGCGGACTGTGTCACAATAGTGCGAATAGTACACCACCGAGCAATCAATGGGTACTAATTCGCTATACAGGGATGCTATACTAGTGTACGTGGCTGAGAACAAACAGACCCGCCCGCGCAGCAACGCGGACGGGCCTTGGAAGCCAACACCTGTACAAGAGGTGAAGACCCCAATGATTAGCGTACCGTTGTTCAGGCGCATCCGCGGTCGCGCGGCGGGCCATGTGGTGACCGTCAATCCCGCGCTGGTGCGCAACATCGAGCCCACCATGTGGGGCGGCTCGGAAATCAACTTCTCGGACGTGCACGCGATCACCTCGCGCGACCCGATGGAGACGGTCCATGCCCTGCTCGAGGGCAGCATCCGTCTGTGCAAGACGCCGCTGTGCGACCGACTCACGCCGCGCAACTACGAGACGCTGTGCGACCGTTGCCGCGACAAGCTGATGGGCGTCGAGCCCGTGCGCTTCCCCGGCGAAGGCAAGATTGGCCCGCAGGTCATCGTCGAGGCCGCGCTCTGATGGCCGCCTCGAGTCTCCCTCGCCCAGGCACGGAGTACGGACCCTGCAAAGACACGTGCGAGCACACTGACTGTGCCGCCACGCGCGCCATGGCTGATCGCAACTGCGCGGGTTGCGCGGACAAGATCGGTTACGAGCAGCGTTTCTACCGCGAACAGGACGGCAGCTTCATCCACATGAAGTGCTGGGAGCCCAGTCGACCATGACCCCGTCGAGCACCGTCGAGGGCACGGTCGAGCAGACCAACCCGACCGGCCTGCGCCTGAACGGCGAATGGTTCAACGTCAGCAAGTTCCGCCCGGTGGCCCTACCGCCGCCGGGCGCGCACGTGCGGGTAGAGATCGATGCCAAGGGCTTTATCCGCGACCTGGTGCATGTCGACAGCGGATCTGCGAGCTCGAGCGTTCAGGTGGCGTCAGCGCAGCTCGACGAGCGGGCGACGCGACTGGCCGTGCTCAGCGCCGCAGCTTCCTTCCTGGGTGCCATGAGCCAGACCCATCAGGACGTACGCTCCGAGCACGTGCTCATGCTCGCCGACAAGTGGCTCGCCTGGGTGGAGGGAAACTAATGGCAGTTAGATCAAACAAGCATCACCGCTTCGTGGAAAACCCGAACTATGCGGGCAAGACTCCGACGCCACTGACGCCCGCATGCCACGACGGTAGCCACATGCTTGACATCCAATGTTCGGGCTGCGGGAATATCGACCACCTTCACGAAAGCGTCCTGGCCACGATGCCGAAGGACGCGATCATCGGCTGTCGCTGCCAACGATGCGGCGATGTCACACCGTTCGAAGCGGCCTATCTAAGATCTGGGTTCGCTGAGATGCGCAAGCGCGGCTGGATCGCTTGAGTGAGCTAATTGTGGTTAGGTCTGACAAAGTGGAGATCCCGCGCGAGGATCTAGAACGCCTGACGAGTGCTGCAACGGCATTTGTTGCGCTACAGCGTATGCGCGCCGCGTTAGGTGGCCCGGCGGGGGGTGCGACGGTGCGGGTCGATGGGGTCGAACAGCCGCTGAACGTGGAACAGGAAATTGAACAGCTTCAGGAAGCCGTCATACGTACCCGTCGCATGTTGGGCTGGCGCCAGTGACAGCTACGTTTGATAGACCTAAGTGCCGATATGACTGACAACGAACGGCTCCGTGCCGAGAATCAGGCGCTAGAGTTCGCGCTCGAACGAGAACGTGAGGATGGTAAAGACCAGCGGACAGAACTCACCGAACTCCGCGCCGAGAACGAGCGGCTCACCAAGGGTTACGATTGGTCAGTCACTCGCGGCAAGATCTGGCAGATCGAAATTGAGAATCTCCAGGCCGAGATCGGGCGACTGCGGGCGGTTCTCGATACAGCCCGAGAGTTTCTGCGCTGGCATGAGCGCGGCCAGCCGGGTACACCCGACACGCTCTATCCGATGACATACGGCCAATTGGACGAGTGGCACGCCGAATGGGACCGCCGATTGCAGGCATTAGCCGACGCTTTCAGCGAGTCGTACCAGTCGGCTTGATAGACCTAAATCGTGTTAGCGCGATTGGTAGCGAGCTGTTACTGAACCGGAACGCTCAGACGCAGCCCGTTCCCGTAAACTGACTCATCCCCACTCTTGGGGCGGCACCGCGCCAAACGGCCCGCCCCTGGCACAACGAAGGGAGACTTCGTCATGCATCTTCGACTCTACCGTCGTTCAGTCGCTTTCGCGTTAGTTCTCGGGGCGCTGGTCGCCAGCCTTGTCGCACCTGTAACGGCCTCGGCCTACAGTTGCTACAGCACCAGCATCGGCAGCAGCTACGCCTATGCCTCGTGCTCGGACGGCAGCTCTGGCTATGCCCAGCGCATCGGCAGCTACACCTACTACACGTACACGTCGCCATATGGCGGCACCAGCTACGCCTCCTCGAACACCATCGGCAACTACACCTATTACACCTACTCCTCACCGAGTTACACGCCCTACACGGTCAACAGATACGGATACCCGTAGCCGTTCTTTTCCCCCCGCACAGCCCCGCCATCGATTCCCTTCGGTGGCGGGGTTTTTCGTTGTCAGAGCAGCCGCGCGAGCGCGACGCCCGCGATGAGCCCGCCGGGCACGATGTCGATGCGGCCGATGGCCATGAACACGACACACAGGATCAGCACCAGCAGAGCCAGGATCCAGCCCACGGTGATCGACGGTAACGCCAGGTTCACGAAGAAACGGTCCCCAATCCCAGGGCAAGCGCGAGATTCACGAACCGCCCCGATTCCTTCCACCTGTCTCCGCAACAATTGGGCCGCGAGCTCGGGCTGATGTCGTCGTGGCTCAGCAGCCACTCGATGGTCTCGGGGTAGGCACTCATCGCCTGCTGGCACGCGTAGAGCGTGCTCTCGTACTCCTCGTCGGTCACCGGCTGGCTGCCATTGCCCAGGTCCTCGGTCTCGACGCTCACGGTCAGGTCGTTCGGGTTGACGTGGTCGGGCCCAGGCCAGAGGTTGCCAGTCTCGAGCACTCCGTTGGCCCAGGCCCGATCGCCAAGCTGGACGTACTGGTGGATGGCGCCGCCCAACCCGACACCATAGTGTGCACTGACCTGCGACATCGACTGGCCAAACCAGGAGTCACAGCCCGCGAGCGTGCCGCCCATCGTGTGGATCACCAGCGCGATCGGTGGGCCGTTCGGCCGCCCATGCCAGAAGTTCGGGCTGCCGTACCAGACAATCTCCGGGGCCGGCGGCGGCTCGGGTGCCTTTACTCGAAAGGGATCCGGTTGGTCCGGTTGTCCTCCTCGATCCACACATAGAGAGCGTCTCTGGCATACGTTTCCGAAATTTTTCGGCCCTCGACGTTGACGATGTACACCTCATCGGAGCGTGCCTCGTCGTTTGCGTCGGCGATCGCCTGGGCCACGCCTGGGCCCACACTGAAGGTCATGTAGCCTCCTGGATCATGGATGAGGCGGAGCTGGAACTGATCGAACGACGCATTGCCTGGCATCGTGATGGACGCATGCGCTACCCCGACGACTGGTACGAAGAGGATGTCCCGCGGCTGGTGGCCGAGGTGCGCCGCCTGCGCGCGCTGCTGGCCTCAGCCTAGGCAAGCTTCACCACATCGCACTTGCCGTCGGAGATGGTGCCCACTGCCCCCGCGAACACCTGCAGCCAGGGCGAGTAGCTGGCCGGCACCGAGACGATGGCGACCAGCCTGACACGCCAGATGGCGTTGTCGATCGTGACAGTATTGGTGTCAGACACCAGCACCGTCCCTGCCACGCTGGAGCCAAAGCCCAGCAGCACGCTCGTCCGCAAGCCGGTGCTGGGTGTTGTTTGGTACGTGCCCGCGGCGATGATCAGATAGACACCTCCTGTCAGGACGACTGAGGTCGCCTGGCCCCATACCGTCCAGCTCGCGGCCACCGAGACCGCGGTGGCGCCCAGGCCGCTGACAGAACTGGTGACGTGCTTGAGGATCGGGTTGGGCAGCGTGCCACCCAGCTCGCCGCCGAGGGCCCCGACATTGGCCGCGGCCGCGCCCGACGCCAGGTCGACCGCCTGAATCGTGCCGTCGGTGATGTTGGCCGAGGTGACCGTGTTGGTGGCGATCTTGGCTCCGGTGATCGAGCCGTCAGGCAGTGAGCTGGCCGACAGTACCAGTCCCTTGCCCCCGGTGTGATCGTGCTGATCGACCGCCAGCGCGAGCGTCTGCACGTCCTCCTTCTTGAACAGGTCCGTCGCCGCGGTGGCGTACGGGAACTGCAATCCGCCGCTGAAGTTCGTCGCGGTTGTTCGCGCCATTGGGAGTCAGCTCCTTCCATTCAGGCCGCGTCAGAGATCCACTGCACGGCCTTGACCGTCATCGAGCACTGCCACTTTCGCCCGACCTCGTCGAAGCTCTGCGTCTGCGTGAAGTCGATAAAGCTCAGGTCCTGCACGTCTTCGGTCGGCAACGTACAGGTGACTGCGCCAGGCGCATCGACGGACTGCATGATCAGCTCTTCGATCGCGTCGCGGCCGATACGTAACGGCACCCCATCACGCCGCACGAGGCCGTCGGCGCACAGGATCTGGATCTGCAGCGTCATGTAGCGCAACGGCCGCAACGCATGCCCGAGCGAAAAGGCCGAGACCAGCGGCGAGCGCGTGTTGGCCGTGTTGTGCAGGTGCACGCGGAAGGCCGCGAGCACCGTCGCCGCATTCGTCGGGAAACTGCGCTGCTGGTACACCGGTTGGTTGAACTGGCCAGTCAACGCGGTGAAGCTCGCCGCCGCTGGGTCCAACTTGTAGTCGACGGTCACGTAGTTAGTCGCGTCGAGCGTGCCGGTGACCGCGGCGTGGCGCACACTCTTGCGCGAGGCATGGAAGCCGGCGTGCCACAGCGGCAGGTCGACGAAGCCGTCGCCGACCACAAAGCGATAGGCCGAGCAGGCCGCCGGGTTGGGCACGCAGGGGTTGACCATCCAGCCGACAGTGCCGTCACTCAGCCCGAGGTAGGTGCGCGTGTGACCGGTGGGTGCGCCGATGGCCGAGACGAACAGGCTCTGGATCGCGCGCGAGGTGAACGGATCCGACAGGCTGCCGTGCCAGGCATCGACGTGCACCGGCGTGAGCTGCGTCGCCTCCAGCCCCTGCGAGACCCAGCTGCCGAACTTCATCAGGTAGCCGTTGAGCGAGTCGGGATTCAGGATCGCGGCGTAGGCGAACATGGTCCCCACCGCCGCGAAAGCGGTGATCTGGCCGCGCACCGGGCTGTCGTTGTTGACGAGCTTCTCGGGCCCGATCTCCTCGAGCACCAAGTCGGGGCTGATGCGCAGGAACTGCTGGCCGTAGCTGACGTAGAGCGAGTTCTCGAACTGGCCCCAGAACTTGCCATTGCTGGCCAGCGGCGCGAACTTCAGGAACGGGAAGAGCTGGTGGTCCTCGCCGGCCCCGTCCAGGGTATAGACGCCGTCGGTCTTCAGGATGAGCAGCGTGCCCGCGGCGCTGACCGCCAGACCGTTGATCGCCGAGGACTTATCGCCCGCCCGGAAGTTCAGGCTGGTGTAGTTAGCTTCGTTGGTCGGGTCGGTGTTGGTGTCGCACTTTCGGAGGCGGTTGATGTCGTCCGCCCACCAGAACTCGCGCCCGGTCACGGCGAACGCGAGTGCGGTGAACGTCGCCATGCCCGTCCAGGTCGTGCCGTTGCTCGAGTACTGCGCGACGCCCGTCGACAGTGCCACGAACACGCGCTGGATGCCGTCGAAGTTCGAGGTGAACACGGTCGCATTGAGCACGCTCACGCCCACGCCGAAGTCGCGCACCATGGCCCAGGTCGTGTCAGAATCGCGGCGCAGGATGTAGCGCCCTTGAGCGCAATAGAGCGTGTTGCCCAGCTCGAAGAAGGTCCGCACGCCCGCGACCGCGTCATGCGTAGACGGCGTGAGCAGCGTGATCTCAGGGCCCTTGCACCATGGCCAGACGCTGCAGTCGACGCCCTGGGCCGCGTAGTAGCGCCCGTCCTGCCACTTCTCCTGGACCTTCATCCCCATGCCCAGCACCAGGCTTTCGTACGGCTCCTCGCGGTCGGTGATGGGCGAGGTGCCGGCGTAGCCGAAGTCGGGCGGGGCAACCTGGGCGATATCGCCAGTCTTCGATGACACCAGCGTCGCGCCCTGACCAGGCCGCGTCGCGCCCAGCATCAGCCCGACATTGCCGATCTTGAAGTGGTACGGGTAAGGCGACCTCCGCGCGGCAATGATGCTCATCGGAAGGCCGGCCCGAAGCGGCGCGCGCGGCGCAGCGTGAGCTGCGGCTGGACCGCGGTGAAGTGCTCGTGTGTGCGATCGGCGAACCAGGCCGCCGCAGCCATGGCATCGCGAATCAAGCGCTGGTTCGCGGCCGGCTCGAGCAGATGTCCGAAGCGCCGCCAGCCGACGACCAGGGCCGCCGAGACCAACCAGTCGCGCTCGATGGGCGCCTCATCGGTCTCCAGCGTCAAGCCGACCTGGTCGCCGTAGTCGCCGCCTGCGGGACGGCAGTGGTCGAAGCCGCGCTTGTAGCAGCGCAGGTAGATCTGGTCGCCCACGTTGAACGTCCTCGAGCCGGTGTTGAACACGAACGTCGCGCCGTCGCGCTCCACCGTGCCGTAGATGATGTTTTCGAACGGGTCGGTCCGGGACGGGTCGTCGCCCTCGGCGAGCACGCCGGCCTGGCGCACATGATTCGGGTCCTGCAGCCAGGGCGTGACCAGGCGCAGGTCGTGGCGCGAGACGCCTTCCTGGGCCGTGCAGACCACGTCGACGACCATCCAGCACTGCTTGAGGCCGTCGTTGATGAGCTGATGCATCGTCGGCGCGTCCCACAGCCCCAGGATCTCGAAGCGTTCGCCGATGCCCCCGACGACGCCGGTGCCTTCCATGTTTTCGTAGGTCAGGAACTGGTCCTCGAAGTCGCCATAGGTATGCGCCTCGAGTTGCTCGTAGGTCGTGGCACCAACCGTACTGATGGGCGCGAGCACCCACGGCAGGTCGGGCGTGATGGTCCCGGTGGGTGGGTCGTACACCATTACGATGCGGTGCTTGTCGGTCGGCAGCACCGCATTCGGGCGATACAACGGCCGATCGACCAGCAGGTCCGTCTGGTTGATGCCGGACGTGATCGGGTGGATGTCGCAGACGAGTTTGGTGATGTCGGAGCCACCGGTGGCTCGCACGTCATAGAGCTCGGGCCCGATAAACGGTCCACTCTCAACGGCCAGGTTGGCGCGGTATTCGGCGAGCGAAGGCATAGGGCGAACGTCCTTTACGGTACTGGCACCAGGGGCGGCAAACCAGAACGGGAGCCGGGAGCCAGAGGCGGCCGGGGACTGCGCTGAACGGCGACCAACTCGGGCAGCGTGGCATGCGCGGCGACCAGGAGCGGCGGCATCACGTCATGGCCGGCACCCACCAGCGGCGGCAGCTCGGGGGCCGTCGGCACGAGCGGCTCGAGCGGCGGCAGCGGCGGGCGCGGGGTGGCGCTGAGCGCCGGCTCGTAGACGCGCGCACGCGACGCGATGGCATCGGGATAGACGCTCAGGCCGAGGCTCTGCGGCGGGTAAACCTGCGCGGCGCTCGCGATCGTGCCAGGGCTGACCGTCTGGGCAACGACGATCTGGACCGTCGGCGGATAGACCTGCTGCGCGGTCGCGATCGTGTTCGGTTGGACGGTCTGGACCGCAGCCTGGGTGACCGTGGGCGCAAAGAGCTGCAGCGCCGTCCCGATCGCATTCGGCGTGATCGTCTGCGCACCGGGCCCGCTCAGAGTCGGCGCGAAGACCACCGCGGCCGAGGGGATCGGGTCGGGCAGCACGGCCAGGCAGGCGACGATCTCCAGGGCGGTGTAGGCGAAGGCCTCCAGCCCGCTGTAGGTGTAGTTCTCGAGCTGGCTGTACGGCAGCTCGTCCCAGCACGTCGGGACCAGCGTCAGGTCGCGCACGATCACGCCGCTCGCGATCGTGTCCGGCCGGATCTGCTGGCCGAAGATAGGCCCGAAGACCTGCTCGCCGCTGGCTATCGCATTCGGGTTGACCTGCAGCATGACCGTCGGCGCAAAGAGCTGGACGGCGGTCGCGATGGCGTTCGGCTGAACCTGGAGGGTGAGCGTCGGCGCGAAGACCTGCTCCGCGGTACCGATGCCATTCGGCTGGACCTGGAGCTTGACGGTCGGAGCGAAGACCTGCTCGGCCGTCGCGATGGTGTTGGGCGTGACCGTCTGGGGTGCCCCGGCCGCAGTGACGACCGGCGGATACACCTGCTCGGCGGTGGCGATGGTGTTGGGTTGGACCTGGAGCCGGACCGTCGGTTGGAAGACCTGCTCGGCGGTCCCGATCGCGTTCGGGCGAACCTGGAGGGTGACCGTCGGGGCGAACACCTGCTCCGCCGTCGTGATCGTCGCCGGCGCAACGGACCGCTGGACGTTCGGCTGATAGACCTGTTCGGCCGTCGCGATGGCGTTCGGCTGCACCTGGAGCTTGACGGTCGGAGCGAAGACCTGCTCGGCGGTGCCGATCGCCGCAGGGGCAACCGAGCGCTGGACGTTCGGCTGATAGACCTGTTCCGCGGTCGCGATCGTGTTCGGGTTGACCGTCTGCGGAACAGGTGCCAGCGGGCTGCCGAGAACAAGACGGCCCGGCTGGCTGAAGGCCGTGCCGAGCATGCCGTCCGAGAGGATGCTTGCCACGATCGGAAGGGGCTAGCTCAGGGGTTGGCCTCGATGAAGATGCTGGCGGTGCTGCCCGTGTTGGCGATCATAATGCTGGCATTGCCGGCTACGAGCCCGCTGGCACCTGTCAGTTGTAAGCCCATCGCATCGACGGTCGCCGCCGCCATACCGACGGTCGTGGCAGCCGAGACTCCGAATGCGGACGTGGTGACCGCAAACGTGCTGCCAGCGCTAAAGGTGATTGTCGGGGTCACACACTTACGAACCAGGTATGGCACCACGCCGATGACGCCGCCCGTCGTGTACGCCTGGCCGGTCGCGATGTACTGGTTCGAGGCATAGACCTTGGCCTCGTAGTAGCGCAGGCAGCGGGTCAGGTCATCGGCAGGGGTAAGCGGGACGTACTCGGCCGCCACCGGGCCGACCACCAGCATGGCGTTGTCGACGAAGGCATTGCCGGTGGCCAGGAACGAGAAGCTCGGGATGACAAAGGTCGCGGTCGCATCGATGGTGGCGGTGACCGACAGCGTCTGCCAACTGCCTGAAGCCACATTGTTGCTGCTGGTGGTGATGTGATCGGTGCCACTGTAGAAGTTGTTCAGGGAGAGCCGGATGATGTTGGCGGTGCCACAATTGATGCGCGCCGAAAACGTGACCGTGCGGCCTTTCAGTTGCGGAAACTCGGTGGTTTTCAGCAACAGCGAGCGCAGATGCTCGGTGAAGGTCCCCGTGCCCTTGGTGTAGGACAGCAACGCTGAGGAGCCGGACCCAACATCAACGGTCGTCGTCTCGCGAGTGACGCTCAGCGTGTCGGTCCCGTTGAACGAATTGCTCCAGCCATCTGGTCCCCACGACGCGCCCCCGCTGAACGCGCCGTTGCCGCGCTGCCAGATCTCGAAGCCGCCATTGACCAGCATGTTCTCGGCCGGACTTGCCAGGCCCAGCCCATCGCGCGTGACGACGGCCGCGATCGGCGTCCCGGACGACCAGGCCTGCGCGGTCTGGGCCCCGTTGTAGGGCTCGACGGCGCGCGTGATGGTGAGCGTCGCGGTGCCCTGGCCGCCGGTGACGCGCACCAGCTCCCACGGTCCGCTCGTTGGATCGGTGTAGATGACCGCCCGATACTCGCCGAGCGCCGGCCACTTCGACGCATCGCCAGACTGGATGCTGAGCGTCGTCGCGCCGCTGGTAATGGCCCCGTTGAGCGAGCTGATGAGCCCGTTGCCGGGCAGGACCTCAGCCACTGCTGGCTCTAGAGCGTGAAGAGTCCGGAGGCGTTGAAGACCACGTTGATGTCCGCCCCATTCGGCGTCACGGGCAGGCCCGTCCCGGTATCGACCCAGGCGATGAGCCGCTGAGCGGTGGCCGCCACGTCCGCGCCACCGCCGACCGCGCTGGATTGGAAGTACACCAGACTGTGGCCCGAGGCATTGGCCGCGGGCGTGGTGAAGGTGAAGTCGGCCGCGTCAGCGGTGCCGCTCGTGCCTGTTTTCGAGGCGAGCGCGGCCGAAGTCGCGTGCAGCACGCCACCCGCGCCGGTCACGTCCGAGACGAACTTGTGCGCAGCGTTGTAGGTGTAGCTGCGCACCAGGGCGACCTTCATCACCGCCGTGTCCCAGTCGATCTCGCCGAGCAGGAATCCCTCTCGGCCCGGATTGAACATCGCGTTTGCCATTCAGGGCTCCTCTATGGCCACGGTCATAGCAACGTCCACGTTGCCGGCCTGGACGACGACCAGCGTCACCAGGTCGCCAGGTACGAGACTGCCGTTATCGGGCGGATAGCTTGTGAACACGCCGCTCTGTCCGGTCGGCAGCGTGGGGCGTCGCGCAGGGTCGGTCCACACGCTCGTACCGTTCTTTCGCACGTCCATGATCGTCGGCGTTGCCGCTGCCGTGGACACTGCCGCAGCAATCACGATTCTGATAACGCCAGGGACGCACACGCAGTGGTACGCCAGTACCTGGTTGGCGGTCGGGTTGGCGGTCGTCCCCCCGGTGATGAACCCCTGAATGTGCCGCGAAGTCGCCGCGAGCCGCGCTGGGATGACGCCGAGTGACATGTCCGCCAGGACCATTTCAGCCCATCTTCTTGAGGGTCTGCGCCAGGCGCGCGCGCTGGCCGAGTTTGCCGCCCTTGGCCGCCGCCGCGGCGAGCTTCTTGGCGGGGATCTTCTCGCCCTCTTTCACGCCCAGGCTCTTGCGCAGCGCGCCCGGCTTCTTGATCGCGCCGGCGATCCACTTCTCGGCCATCACTTTTCCTTCGGCGGCTTTCTGGTCATCTTCTGGCCGGTCTTCTTGGCGTACGCGGCGGCCTGCTTTTCACCCTTCGGGGTGTAGCTGAACTTCCTGATCCCGACCGTCGGCATCAGACGTCCCTCACCGGCGCGCCGCGGCGTTTGATGACGATCGACGCGCGCACGCCACCCTGGCTCGCGCGGTTGTTGCGCTTCGAGACTACGGCCTCGACGTCGCGATAGGCGCGTTCGTACACCTCGTCGGAGGTGATGCCGAGCGCGCGCTTGGCCTCGTCGCGGCGCATGCCCAGGAACGCCTCGCCATCCACCACATCGGGCGTCTTCGCGTCGCTCATGGGGCCTCCGGCTGGTCCTCGTCTTCAGGCTCGTCTGGATCGTCTGGTGCCGGCTCGGGTTCGGGCTCGGGATCTGGCATGCGCTGCTCCTACTTGGTGGTGAACGTGTACAGCACGGTCACGGTCGTGCCGCTGGCGTTGGTCGCCTGGATGCTGGCGTAGTACTTGGTCGCGGGTGTCAGGGCGGTCAGTTGGACCATCTGCGAGCCGGACGAGTTGGCCCCGGCCTTGTTCGAGGTCACAGCCTGGGTGGTGCCGTAGTTGATACGGCAGCTCGTTGGCACCACGTTCAGGATGAAGATGATGTCGCAGGTCGTCGTGGTGATAGTCCCGTAGAGTTGGACGCCGCTGATGACCGGCGCGCCCGCGGGGCCGCTCTGCGTGACCGCTCCACCAGGTCGCGTGATCATCCCCAGGTAGCCCTGCGACGCGTTGGCGGGTGCGCCGGCGGGGAAGCCGACCCCCGTCTCGTTGGTGGCGTAATCGACCGGCGTGTGCGTCCACAGCCCCTGCGCCGCGCCAACCTGGGCCTGGATATCTTCGGAGTTCATCCGTACGTCCGCTTGCCGATCGGCCCCTTGTCTGGTTTCTGCTCGCCCTGGAGCGACTCGTGGACGAACTGGTTGACGGACTCGTTGCCGGCGACCATGGCCGCGTTCGGGCCCGGATGTCCGCCGGGCGGAGTGAAGTTGTCGGCCGCCTTCGGCGATTTGCCGCTCGCGCCGACCCACGGCAAGCCTTTAGGTGCCACCGGAAGTCGCCTCCTGTTTGGATGCTTCCGCCCAATGCGCGACCAGGTCTGGAACCTCCACGTCCGCGCCGCGGGTGAAGCCCTTGCGCTCGTACGTTTCGGCGTTGGCCAGCGGAGCGATGAACGTGTCGCCGTCGGGCTTGGTCCACTCGACGTAGGTGGTGGCCGAAATCTGGGGGTGGGGCCCGCTCTGCGCGTCGACCATACGGTGCGGCTCGAGCGCGAGCACGTCGTCGGGTGAGGCAGGCACCGGCGGTATGTGCGTCAGCGCCTCCCGCAGCTCTTCCTGGGTGGTCATTCTTTCGCCTCCGTGCTCCTGCGCCGGCGCGCCGCGGCGGCTTCGATCGAACTGCTCTCCGTCGTTTCGACGCCGGCCAGCATGTGGTCCGGCGTCGTCTTGCTCGCGCGCGGGCGAATCACCCGGATGTTTTTCTTCGTCTCGTCCCGCACCTGCTCGAGCACGTCGCGCATCTCCTCGAGCGTCAGCTCCTCCCATCCGTCTTCGGGCACGCTCATGTTGCGGTCGTGCTGCATCGCGCGCCGGATCGCGTTGATGATCGACGCCTTCTCGATCTGCCGCTCGAGGATCTTCGGGTACTCCGCCCGTTGGTACTGCTCGGACTCGCTCAGGTCGCCGCTGCGGCCCGGCGCGTCGCTCAGTAGGTGGTAGCCCTTGTCCTGGTAGTACGCCCGATTCACCGGATCGCCCTGCAACGCCACCACCTCCCCGTCTGGCTTCAGGTACAGGCGGTGGGGGAAGTTGTAGTTCTGGCCGCGCCGCGGTTGGCTCGCCGACGGCGGGGCCTGCTCGAGCATCTTGTCGAGAAAGGCGTTGCCGCTTGTCACTAGCTGGCACCGTTGAGCAGGACGCCAAACAGGTCGCGCATCTCCTGATGGCCGTAGATCACCTCGGATGCCAGCTTCCAGGTGAAGAAGTCGATGTCATAGAACAAATGGGTCTTCGGGCTCCTCTGCACCACCAACGCGAGCGCGTCGCGATGAAAGATGGCATTGCGCGCCTGGCCCGCAGCCGGCTTGACCAGGTTGGTGGTGACGGCCAGGTTGAGCCCGTACATGTCGCCGAGCATGCCGTTCCGAACGGGCTGATCGCCGGTGCCGATGTACAACGCATTCGACCACCGATCCAGCGCGAGCTTGGCGACCTTCTCGGCCGGGGACATGATGAAGAATCGATCGTCCTGCGGCGCGTCGGCGTTATCGAGGGCGGCGACCGCGGCGAGCACGTTGGCGTCGGTCACCGCGGTGCCGAGCGTCCCGATGACCGTCGAGAAGCCGGCGAAGTCGGTCGCCAGCGCCGTGTCGATGTCGCGCGCGATCGCGTAGCCGAGCTTGCGCTGGTACTCGTTCTGCACGTCCACAATCGACTGGACTTTGACGATGTCCTCGATGCCGACCGCCGCGTAGCTCCACAGATTCAGTGTGATGGTGGTGGCCGTCTCGGCGACAGTCTCGTACACGATGGCGGTGTTCTCCGCCTTTGCCCGCGCGGCCAGGTTGCCGATGCTGGCTACCTTGACGGTCTTGCCCACCGAGGCGTCATCCTCGAAGCCACGGTTGACGGAACGCGCGATCACCAGGTTGCTCTCGGTCGCGCGCAGCACCTGCTTCGACCAGATGTCGGGGCTGAATATGCCGTCGGCAATGGTCTTGTCGACAAACTCCGTTGCACCAGTGGCCACTGGCTTCTCTTCCTTTCAGCGCCACCGGCCTGAGCCGGCGGAGATCAGCGCTGGCGAACCGGAATATCGCGCTCGGTCACCCGATAGCGCACGCCCGGCTTCGGGCGCCCATTCGAATCGAAGTAGGTCTCGTACTCCTGCGGGGTCATGCGCTCGACCTGCTCGCCCGTGATCTCGCGGACGCGCGTGGCCTGACCGCCCTCCAGCTCGGGTACGGGCTGGTTGCCGTTGCTTTCGCTGAGCCAGGCTTTCCGCAGCGCAGGCTCGCGGCGCTTCAGCTCCTGTTCGACGGCCGCGTTCAGTCGGTGGCTGACCGCGGCCTCAGTGATTGTTGCCAGATATTCGGACACGCCCTCGGCGTAGCTCTTGCCAGCACCGTAGGTCTTGCCCTGGACGACTTGCTGGACCTCGACCGGCAGCGTGCCTTGGAAGTGGGTCACGCCGTCCATAAACGGGGCACCCTGCTGGGACACAGCGAGCTGCTCGGCATGCGCGCGCAGCTCGGGCGCGGTCAGTTGGCCGAGCCCGTAGAAGTCGCCATTGGCAAGCGCTTCCTGCTTCTGCTGGTCGACCCGGTCCTGCTCGGAGCGCTCGAGCATGGCGCGCGCACGTCGCGCACCCATGTCGCCGATCCAACCCTGGAGCGTCGGATCCTGCTCCATGTCTTGCTTCGGCATGTTCTTCGCGAGCAGGGCGAGTGCCGTCTTTGGATCGGGCGCTTCTTTCGCCTGCTTCCACCAGTCGGGCTCCTCGGGCGGCGACGACGTCTGCGCCTCGGCCTCCACCTCGACCGGTGCCGGCTGCTCTGGCGGCTCCGCAACCTCAGCCGTGGAGGGAGGTCCGGGCACCGGCTGCGGAGCCGCACGGGGAGCGGCCCGCCCGCGGCGAGGAGATGGCGTCTCACGCGCAGGCGGTTCGGGCTCGTCGTCGATCAGGTCCGGGTGCACGCCCCGATCGGACATCGTCATCGCTTCTTCGGCTTCGGCTTGCCAGCCATGCGCATGGCCGCGGCGACCGCCTGATCCTGCGGATGGCCGGCCTTGACCATCTCGCGGATGTTGCTGCTGATGGTCTTCTGGCTCTTGCCCTTCTTGAGTGGCATCAGCGTCTCACGCCCCCGAAGGTCGTCGGTGCCTGGAATTGTGGGAGCGTGTTTCGGATCTGCGCAAGCGCGTCCTCCGGATTCAGGCCGTACTTTTCCTGCATCCCCTGCAGCACCAGGTTCTGGGTGAGTGGGCTCGCGCGGAGAAACTGAGGGCTGTTGATCTTGGCGGGCGTGGGGATCGCGTCAAGCACGCTCTGGGTCGACTGCGAATTGACCGCGCCCGGCCCACCGCGGATGTCGTCGATGAGCCGCTGCAGGTTGCCCATGCCGCTGAAGTCGGTTTGCCCCTGCGCCGCGCCAGGGGCCTGGAAGCCGGCCACGCCCTGGCCGCGCAGCAGCGGCCCGAGCTGACCGATGACCTGCGCCTGGCGGAACGGGTTGGCCTGGAGCTGCGCCGCGGTCTGGATGGCACCGAGCTGCTGGGCGTACGCCTGCTGCTGCGCCGCGAGCGTCTGCTGGCCGAGCTGCTCGCCTGGTTCGAAGATGTAGCCGCGCGTCCGCAACAGCTCCTGCTGGTAGGCCGGATTGAGCAGTGACGGGTTCTGGGCCGCCAGCGCGGCCGCTTGCGGATTGCGCGCGGCGTACGCCGCGATGGTCTGCGGCGTCTGGTACATGCCCGTGAGGCCCGCTTCGGAGATGCCCAGGTTGACGTTGAACTGGCGGATCGCCTCGTTGAACTTGTCGCGGTCCAGGCCGAAGCTCAGGTCGAACTGACGGATCGACTCGCGGAACGCCTCTTCGTTGCCGGCGGCGATCGCCTCGAGAAACTTCTGATACCAGTCACCGAGCTGCTGTGCCTGCTGCTGGTTCTGGCTCGACGACGCACCAGGTCCACCAGGTCCGGCCCCCCGCTGACCGGCGAGATAGGCCGCGTAGGCCGCGCGGCCGGCAGGATCGTCCCGAAAGCCGGCCGCGTTCATCGCCGCAGTGGATCCTTGCGGATCGAACCCGCCCGCTAGCGTCGTGGTACTTGGGCCACCGGGGGCCGGGGTATTGCCGCTCGCGCGGACGTTGTCTTGCGCGGCGGCGTAGGACGAGGCGTTGACGGTCATCGCCCCGCCGCCCTGGAGTGGGATGGTGTACTGCGGCATCAGACGTTGATGTTGACCGTAGTCGGCGCTGGCGCGGTAGTCGGGGCGGCGAACTGCGGCCACGGGCCCGGCACGTTGCCGATCGGTGACGCCGGCCCGTACGCCGGCGGCGACATCGCCTGGGCGACTGCCCCTCGAGCGGCGGCCTCCTGTGCGGCGGCAGCGCGTGTCGCGAGGTCCTGCGGCGAGACCATCGCCGGCGAGGTGAATCCGTTGTTCTGCTGGGTCTGCCGTGCCGCGGTCTGGGCCACGACGGGCGCCGCCGGCTGGCCGGTGAGCTGGTGCTGGCGTTCGAAGACCTGCTGCAGCACGCCGACCGCGGCCTGGGCCATCGGCGTGGTCAGGTCGGCGCCCGCCTGCTGCACCATGCGCGCGGCGGCATTGAGCGTGTCCTGGCCACCGTAGGCCTCGGCAGTGGTGCCCATGACACCCGAGATCAATCCTGGCCCGAGGCCTGGCGGCACCGCGCGCAGCCCACCGCCCAGCATGCCGAAGCGGCCGGCGGAGCCCTGCGCCAGGGCGGCGGCGTTGCCGGTGATGGTGTTGAGCAGATTGTTGGCCGCGGTCATGCGGTTGGCGAGCAGACTCTGCCCCGTCTGAGCGGCCTGGCCCTGGGCCTGGCGCTCGGTGCCATACACACTCGCCGCTGCGGTGGTGGCCGCAGTTTGCGCCGCGGTCTGGGCGGTCTGCTGCGCCTCGGCCTGGCGTTGTGCCAGTTCCTGGCCGCGCAGTACGTTCTGCTGGCGCGCGTTCTCGTTGGCCTGTTTCTGGGTCAGTTGCTCCAGCTCGAGCTTGCTTTGCGCGAGGTTATTGGCGATGTCCTTGTCGGCGTTGTCGCGCGCAAACTTTGCCTCGTCGAGTAAGCGCTGCCGTGCAGCGTCATCGACCTGCGCCTCTTCGTACTTGATGCGCGCACTGACGGCTTTGTCATTGATGGCCGCGTTCTGGGCCGCGACCGCCGCGTTCTGGGCCGCGATCTGGTTCGAGATCTCGGTGTTCTTGTTGTTGTTCGAGGCGATCGTGCGCTGGATATCGATCTGCTGCTGCGTCAGCCCCTGGTCTTTGGCCTTCTGATCAAAGTCGGCCAGTTCTGCGTTGGTGAAGTAGCCCTTATTCGCAGCATCGTTCGCTTCGCGTTGCTTCTGGTCCTGCTTGAGTTTCTCGAGGTTCGCTCTGGCGACCTCGGCCTGGGCTCTCGAGGTCTCAGCTGCAGCCTCCGCTTGCGCGATGTTCGCATTGGTTTCGGCTGGCGTCCTCGTTGGCGGTTTGATCGTGTCCTCGACCGCCATCGTGTCGAACGTCGCTTTACGCGGATCGGTCTCGATCAGATTGGTGAGCTGGGTCGGGCCGGGCGGTGCCGGCGCATAGATCGTGGCGACGCGCGAGGCGCCCTCCGGCCCGGTCAGGACGACCGTGTAGACGCCCGCAACGGGCTGCCCCTGACTGTCGAGCTTGGGGACGGGCGTGCCGGCCGTCCAGCCGGTGCCCTGTTGTTTCTCAAGCTCGTCTAAGGTGGCCATCTAGCTCAAGCCGCGCCGGGCGCGGTAAATCCCCCGAACGCACCCTGCTCTTCTAATCGGCCAACGACCCGTTCCCCGCGGGCAATGCGATCCCGTTGCTCGTTCACCGGAGTCATCCGTCGCCAGGTGACCACATTGTGCGCCGATGCCTGGTCCAATGCACGCGCGATCAACCGTGCCCGCTGATCGTCGGTCAACGTCCGCCAGTAAGACGATTGCATCCGCGCACCGAGCACGCGATCGATGTATTCGCCGCGCCCCTGCGCCAGCGCATGTTGCTCCTGGGGGCTCAGTCGAATCTGCGCCCCCCCGACACTCAGAGTCTGTGGATAGTCGCGCGGCGGGCGCAACGCGTAGCCCAGCCGATTCAAGCGGTAGATCTCCTGCTCGATCGGCGATTGCTGGTACGTTTCGACGCCCAACAGCGTGCCGAGCGGACCTTGCCGCTCGCGTGCACGTTCGGCACCCGTCGTCGGTTCGACCTGCGCCGGCAACGTCTGGGCGAGGTACGGCACGCGCGACTTCCAGCGGTCCACGATCGACTGCGGAAACTGCTTGCTCACCTCGCGCACGTTCTGGTCGATCATCTGCTCGACCTGGTTGAAGCCTGACGGGATGCTGCGGTCGGTGTAGCTCGTGAGTGTCTTGGCGACCGCATCACTGAGTCGGCCCTCGCCGACGGCCGTGAGAAAATCGAACAGGCCGTTGAGGTAGTACGAGTTGACCAGCGTCTTGCCCCAAGCGTTCATCACCGCGCCCAGATACTCGCGATCGCCGGCTCCCAGGCGATTGCCGGTCTTGCGCCACTCTTCCATCGCTGCGGCTGGCATCGCCAACGGCAACTGAAAGGCGCCCCAGCCCGAATAGTCGACCCAGTTCCCGCCAATAAGTGCGCTGTTCGGATGGTCGGGATCGTCTGGACCACGGATATTGCCGGCCAGGGTCTGGGTCAGGATGACTGAGGAGAGCACGCTCTGCATACCCAATTCGCCAAGCGCTCGCTGGGCTGCGGCGCTATCGCCACGTTTGGCGGCCATGGCGAGTTCCGCAAAACGGCGCGTCTCACCGATGACCGGCAGTCGCCCAATGCCGATATCGAACAATCGGCCGGGCATGCCCGCAAACGGCACGAGCGCGTCGACGAGCAAAGCCAGTCCCTGTTTGCCATATGCCGACAATCGGTCTTGCCAAGCCGGGCTCTGCGCTACGGCACCGAGCCACTCGTTCTTCCAGCGACCGAAACGGGTCATGGTGTCCTGCGCGCCCTGCATGCCCATGGTCTGGAACACGCTCGCGGCCCCTTCACGCTGGCCAGCCTGAAAGATGCGCTGCTCGTTCTGGGCAAGGACCTGGCGGATCGCCTGCGGCGTCTTCGCGCCCGCCTCGTTGACCAGCCGCTGGGCTTCGGTGGCCATGCCCATGTGCGCGCCGAGCACGCGGAAGAAATCATCGGTCGCGCCCAGGAAGCGGAACACGGGCAGCCAGGCCTGGGTGCGCTGGCCGGGTTGGGCGGTCGAGCTGATGCCGCTGGTCCAGGTGCGGGCGAATTCGTTCAACGCATCCGGGATGCCGTTGATCCCTGCACGCATCGCCAGCAACGCCTGATCGCCCTGACCAGCCAGGGCTGCGCGCACGGGCGTGCGCGCGAGTTCGACCATCTGGCTGCCGATGTTCGTCACATGTTGCTTGATGCCGGCCAGCAGGTTCTGCTTGCCGACTGCGCTGATCAGCTCACCGGGCGTCATCGGCTGACCTGCGGTCCCCGGTAGATTCATCTGACGCGCACCCAGCGTCTGTCGGATCTGGGCCAGGTCGTTCAGGTCCGGCACCCGACCGCGCACAGTAGCGGCGACACCGCGGATGCCGGACTCGGCCAGCGCCGGTGCAGCGCTGCCAAGCAACAGGCCGCTCAGGTCACGACTCACGCGCACGAACGGATTGCGTTTCTCCTCCTCGGTCATCGTCGCTTCCTGGCTGACGAGGCCACCAGCTGCGCCGCTGAGGCGCAGCGCGAAACGCGGATCGCGCGCGGCCAGGCTGACAACAGACGGGGCGGCGAGGCCAGCGGCACCCCCGATCGCCGCTCGCTTCAGCCGCTCCTCCTGCGTGGCGTCCTCAGGCGCAGTGGCGTAGCCGGTGGCGGCACCCAGCCCGGTGCTGCCCAGGCGCATCGCGTAGGCGGCGCTCGCCTGGCCACCCTGCGTGCCGCTGATCGCGTTGCGTACCTTGTTCAGCGACGCTGGGAACACGACTACCGCCGTGTGCTCAATGGGCTGGCCCGTCGCGCCCAACATCGGAATGCGCTTGCCGCCGGCGTACTGGATGCCGTCATAGCCGGCATCGGCAAGCACCTGATTGATTCTGCTCTTCGGCCAACCCCACTCGGTCAGCCAGGAGTACACGTCCTCGCCGGTTTCGCCGAACGGACGCTGAGTCAGTTCGTCGATGAAATAGCGCCCGTCCGCATCGCCCATCGCGTTACCGATCCGCCTGATGTCAGTAGCCGTGATCGGTGCTTCCATGTCCAGCAGTCGCAGATTCTGCGGCACATCAAGGGCGCGTACGTTCGCGCCCGGTTCCCCAGCGGCGAGAAGGTTGTCTATCTGACTCTGGCGATACGCGATTTCTTCAGGATTGCCGCGTGCCCGAGCGTCTGCCAGCCAGCCCTGGAGCTGGTCGAAGGCTTGTGCCTGGACTGGGGCGCGCGTGGTCGCGTAGTTGCTGGCGATCCGCGCGTCATTCGTCAGGTAGTACCCAGGTCCAAACAATCCCTCTTCGTTGAAGTGGGCACCTGCCGGCCGTTCGAATTCGGCACCCGTGCCGTGGTACATGCGCGTGGTAGGAGTAGTGACCGGTTCGACCGTCGGCGCGACGAAGCCGCCGGGTTCGGCCAGCCGAGGAGCCAACTCGAGTGCCCGGCCCGTCTCGGCCGCAGCGGGAGCAACCGCTTCGGCCACCGCTGGTGCCGCGCGCGCGGCGGTTGTGGCGCGGGCAGCCGCCTGTCCTCCTGGGCCGCCGCCGCCCGGCAGGGCTGAGCCGACGGCACCCGCGACCTGCAGCAGGCCGGTCGCGACGCGGCCGGCGTCGCCGGAGCGCACGCCTTCAACGATATCCGGGATGCCGCTCTGCAATTGCCCGAGCGGATCGACGCCGAGCTGCGGGCCCAGGGGCCTGGTCCAGTCAACGGACGGGCCGCCCAGCTCGGGATGCTGACGTAAGAGCGCGTCGGCCCGTTCGATGGTTTGCTGCACCCCACCCGGCATCTCGAGGCTGGGCGCGCGGAATGCCCCGAACGGCCCTTCCCCCAGCACTGAGCGGCTCTCGGCCGGCAGGCCGAACGGGACCTGCCGCGGTTGCATGATGTCGGCCAGCGTGCGATTGATGTCCGCGCGCCGCGCGGCGCTGTAGCGTTCGTTCTCGGCACTGATGCGCTGGCGCGTCTGGTTCAGCAGATCCAGCGCAGCCTGGGCGCGATCCGCACTGTCACGGGCCAGACGCTGGCTGTCGTCGGCCAGTTGCTGTGCCCGCGAGGCGACATCGCCGGCCGTTCTGCTCACCGTCTCGCCGGCGCCCGTGACCGCCGAGGTGACCGCGGCCTGGCCCTGGCCGAACAGGTTCCGAAAGTTCTGACCGGCGCGTTCGGGACTCACGCTGACCTGGCCGTTGGCCTGGATGAAGGTCGCCAGATCTGCGCCTGCTTTGCCGGCGCGTTGACCGGCGAGGATTGCCTTGCCCAGGTAGCCGGGGTTGTCTGGCGTGCCGAGGGCCCACTGCACCGCCGCCACCGGATGCTGCTCGACCCAGTCGCGGGCCCCAGCGAGGCTGGTGCCCAGGAAGGTGGCCAGGTTGTTCAGTTGGCCCGCGCGGCCACCCTCTTCGCCGAAGAATTGCAGTGGGCCTGCGGATTTGGCGTTGTCGCCGCGCGCATTGTTGAGGCCGCCTTCGGTCACGAGCACCGCCTGCACCGCTTTGACTGCGTCATCACCGAACGCCCGCGCGGCATCCGCGGCCCCACCCAAGATGTTGAGGGCTCGATCACCGAGGGTGCCCTGCGCCCCGCCCCCACTGAGCTCGGCGGTCGTTCTGGTCGCCGGCGCCCGGCTGGCTGTGGCGGCGACGTCCTGCGGCGCAAGTGTCGAGCGAAGCAGGCCTACGGCATCGTAGTCGCCGCCCGTGCCACCGTACTTGTC